GTTCAACGCCACCGACAACAAGGCCAACTGGACAGGCGAGTGGCACAAGGTGGCAAGCATTCCACTGAACATTTATTACGAGCTGCAGGCCAGCGGCAAGATCACAGATCAAGCCTATATGAAGCGCTGGCTCAATGACCCCGACAACAGATTCTTTAGAACAAGGCCAGGACAAGTATGACAATCATTGCGGTTTGCACCCCTGCGCGGGATATGGTTCACACCCAGTACGCCTATTGCCTGGTGAACATGGTGGCCTACCACGCCTGCAATACGGATGACCGCATTGACCTCAAAATCATGCAGGGTACGCTGATTCAGAACCAACGGGCAGAGCTGGCGCTGGACGCCATGCGCGAGGGCTGCACCCACATCCTGTTCATTGACTCTGACATGACCTTCCCCCAGGACATGATTCAGCGGCTGCTGGCACATGACCTTGACATTGTGGCAACCAACTGCGCCAGGCGCCGGATGCCCACAGGCCCAACTGCCAAGGTTGGCAACAAGTTGGTGTTCTCCACGTTGGAGGACCACGGTCTGCAGGAGGTGGACACCATTGGCATGGGCGTCATGCTGATCAAAGCAGATGTCTTCCGCAAGATGTCCGAGCCTTGGTTCGAGACGCCCTGGAGAACGGACAAGCGCGGCTATGTCGGGGAGGATGTGTTCTTCTGTTTGAAGGCCAAGGAGATTGGGTATAAAATCTACATTGACCACGATGTCTCCCGAGAGATAGGCCACATTGGGACCTTTGAATTTCGGCATGAGCACACATGGGTGGTCAAGGACTTGCAGGACAAGGAGGCATAAATGGCACTCTCCACCTACGCCGAGCTAAAAGCATCAGTTGCAGACTGGCTCAATCGCTCTGACCTAACGGCAGCAATCGCTGACTTCATCAGTCTCGCCGAGGCTCAGATGGAGCGCGTCCTGCGAAACAGGAATATGCTGACCCGAGGCACGGGCAACATCACTGCCGAGTACACGGCATTGCCAGCAGACTTCTTGGATGCAATGACGCTAAAGCTGACAGGGACCAATCCCATCACGCCGCTCCAGTTTGAGACACTCAACAACCTGGACCAGCTGCAAAACACCACCTACGTGTCTAATGGCAAGCCGCTGTTCTACGCCATCATTGGCACCAACTTTAGAGTCCTGCCGATACCTGACAGCACCTACGCCTACGAGATTGACTACTACGCCAAGCTGGCAAAGTTGAGCGTGAGCAACACGACCAACTGGCTGCTGACCCAAGCACCAGATATCTACCTGTACGGTGCCTTGCTGCAGGCTGCACCCTACCTGCAGAATGACGAGCGCATACCCGTTTGGGTGGCGCTGTACACGAAGGGCATTGAAGACTTACGCCTCGCTGACAACAGATCGACACAGGCCGGGACTATGCTCGCAAGGGCACGAACTTTAGGATAGATCATGGCAGATACCACGACAACCAACCTGCTCCTGACCAAGCCAGAGGTGGGGGCCAGCACCGACACCTGGGGTACTAAGGTCAACACTGACCTCGACCTGGTGGACGCACTGTTTGCAGCGGCTGGCACAGGCACATCAGTTGGCCTCAATGTTGGCGCTGGCAAGACGCTGGCGGTTGCCGGGACGCTGACAGCGACAGGCACCACCAGCCTGACATCACCAGCAGCCACCACAAGCATCACCACGCCATCCACAACCTTTGCCCTGGTCAACACCACGGCAACTACCGTCAACCTGGCTGGCGCTGCTACAGCCCTCAACCTTGGTGCTGCCACAGGCACTGCCACTGTCAACAACACCACCCTGGCGGCGAAGGCCATCACAGCCAGCACAACCCTGGCGGTAACTGGCATCTCGACTCTGACGGGTGCAGTTGGTGCACCTGGTGGCGTGACAGGCCCAATCACATCAAGTTCTGCAACCATCACTGGCGGCAGCATCACAGGCATCACCGACCTGGCAGTAGCTGACGGTGGCACAGGCGCATCAACAGCAGCCGCAGCACTTAACAACCTGCTGCCATCACAGACATCTGCCGCCAGCAAGTACCTGCAGTCTGATGGCACCAACGCATCCTGGGATGCGGTCAGCCTGTCTACTGCCGACATCACAGGAACTTTGGGCGTAGCCAACGGCGGCACAGGCCAGACCAGCTTTACCAATGGGCAGCTGCTGATTGGCAATACCACTGGCAACACGCTGACACCAGCAACACTAACCGCTGGCTCCGGCGTCACCATTACCAACGGCAACGGTGCCATCACCGTGGCATTCACTGGGCCAGGCGCTGGCTCAGTCACTAGCGTGGATGTCTCTGGCGGCACGACAGGCTTGACCACAAGCGGTGGGCCGATCATCTCTTCGGGCACCGTTACCCTGGCAGGGACACTGGCGGTGGCTAACGGCGGCACGGGTGCTGCTACTCTGGCAGCGGCTGGCATTGCGACATTGACAGGCACAGAGACGCTAACCAACAAGACTCTGACAACGCCAATAATCTCAAGCATCAGCAACACTGGTACATTGACGCTACCAACAAGCACAGACACATTAGTAGGTCGAGCAACAACCGACACACTGACCAACAAGACCGTTGAGGCTGGCACGTTCACCAACGGCTACACCGAGGAGGTGTTCACTGGCAACAGTTCAACAGCCATCACGCTGGATTTAGCCAACGGCACAGTGCAGATCATCACGCTGACAGGTAATTGTGTATATACATTCCCAACGCCAGTAGCGGGTAAAAGTTTTACCCTAGTTCACTTGCAAGATGCTACAGGCTCTCGCACAGTCACTTGGCCTGCCACGGTTGATTGGCCTAGCGCAACTGCACCAACTTTGACCGCGACTGCATTGCGTGGTGACAAGTTTGTGTTCACAGCCATCAGCGGTACAAGCTGGCTTGGGTCAGTGGCTGGTCAGAACTACACCGTCTAAGGGCTGTTATGTTCTCAAGCAACAGTTCACAGGTTAGTTCATCAACTACGCCTAAAGTATTGGCGGTAGCACACGGTGCAACACCATTTATTACCGCCTACTCATGGGGAACAAGCGGGTTTAGGGGTATTTTCAGTAATCCTGCCACTTTGCCTACAGGTAGTGGAAACGGCGTAGCCTTTAGTCCTGACAGTTCTGCAATAGCTGTAGCACACAGTACAACCCCATTCATTTCTGCCTACCCTTGGTCTGGTTCTGGATTTGGGACTAAATACACGAACCCGGCTACGCTGCCAGCGGGTGCTGGACGCGGCGTAGCCTTCAGCCCTGATGGACTAAATATTGCTGTATCTCACAGCACAACACCGTTTATTTCAGCTTACCCTTGGTCTGGCAGTGGATTTGGTACTAAATACTCTAATCCCGCCACACTGCCTACAGGTAATGGAACTGAGGTAGCTTTTAGTCCTGATGGATTAGCTATAGCAGTATCCCATAGTACAACTCCATTTATTTCCGCTTACCCGTGGTCTGGTTCTGGATTTGGTACTAAGTATGCTGACCCAGCTACGTTACCTACGGGTAATGGCCAAGGCGTAGCTTTCAGTCCTGATGGTTCTGCAATAGCTGTAGCTCACGAAACAACCCCATTCATTACCGCTTACCCTTGGTCTGGCTCTGGCTTTGGCACAAAGTATTCTAACCCAGCTACATTGCCTACGGTCAGTGGAAATGGTGTAGCTTTTAGTCCTGATGGATTAGCTATAGCTGTAGCAAGCAGTGGAACACCATTAATTACTGCATACCCTTGGAGTGGTTCTGGATTTGGTACTAAGTATGCTGACCCAGCTACATTACCACCAACTAGCGCAGTCAGCGTAGCCTTTAGTGCTGATGGGTTAAATATGGCTTTAGCCCTTAATGGTTCACCATCCATCAATGCTTATCCTTGGTCTGGCTCTGGCTTTGGCACTAAGTATGCTAACCCAACATCATTGCCTACTGGAAGCGGAACATTCTGTGCATGGGGCACAGTTGGCGATGCAAAGTACTCTCAGTTTGTGGCTGTGGCTCACACTACAACACCATTTGTATCGGCATACCCTTGGAGCGGCGCGTTAGGTTTTGGGGCTAAATTTACCAATCCAGCTACTTTGCCTACGGGACAAGGAAATAGCGTAGCCTTTAGTTCTGACAGTTTAGCAATTGCAGTAGCTCACAATACAACCCCATTTATTTCAACCTACCCTTGGTCGAGTAGCGGTTTTGGAACTAAATACACTAATCCAGCTACGTTGCCTACTGGTAATGCACAAGGCGTAGCTTTCAGTCCTGATGGCTCTGCCATAGCTGTAGGACATGGTACAAC